TAAAAAAGTTAAAAAGAAAAAGGTTAAAAAGGAAAAAGTTAAAAAGGAAAAAGTCAAAAAAGAAAAAGTCAAAAAAGAAAAAGTCAAAAAAGAAAATTAATATAATTAAATTGATATAAAGTAAATATAATTATATTATAAAACAAACAAATGTTTCAACAAACACATTTTAATGATTTACCGCTGTTAAATGATTTATATGATATATTAAAAGTGGAAGATGATTTTACAAATACTTCTTATCACGAAGACTTTTTAGAAACAATTGATATATTTATTGATGAATATGTTAATTCGCATATAATTAATTATAAAGAAAAAGACTTTGAAGAGATGGTAAAAAATGCTGTTTATTTACAGATATTAGATGTTTATAGTGAACAAATTAATTATTTAGAATTATCATTAGACGATACAGTAGATGAATGTGTTTATTTATATTTTACAAAAAATAGTTGCCTTAGATCTTATGAAGAATCCATTGTTATTACGAAACCAATAAATAATATAATTACAAAAACATTAACTAAAATTAAAAATAAATATCAACCAGAACAACGTAGTGCTGACTGGTATCATTTTAGATGGGACGGATTAACAGCTAGTAATTTGTGGAAAATGTTTGATTCGCAATCAAGTTTAAATAGTTTAATATATAGTAAATGTGTTCCTATAAACATTAAAAAATTTCAATCTGTAAATATTGATTCTCCTTTTCATAATGGTCATAAATATGAACCGTTATCATTAATGATATATGAAGAAATGTATGATACAGAAGTAAGTGAATATGGATGTATAACGCATGATACGTATGACTTCTTAAAAGCATCTCCGGATGGTATAAATACAAAACGCGGTAATCCTAGATATGGACGATTGGTTGAAGTTAAAAATCCTGTTAGTAGAAAATTAACTGGTATTCCAAAAAAAGATTATTGGATACAAATGCAACACCAAATGGAAGTATGTGATTTAAATGAATGTGATTTCTTAGAAACAATATTTAAAAGTTATGATAATGAAAATGAATTTACGAATGATGGGTCATTTACAAAAACACGAGATGGAAAACGAAAAGGAATTATTATAAGATATTATGATAATAAAGAACCTATATATGAATATGCACCATTGAATTTATCAAAACAAAATTTTGATATTTGGTATAATGAAACAATGGAAAAAAATAAAAAATTAACATGGATCGAAAATATTTATTGGTACTTAGAAGATATATCAATCGTATTAGTAACTAGAAATAATAAATGGTATAATAAAGCATTACCTAAAATGATTGAAACATGGGATATAATTGTAAAAGAAAGAAAAAGTGGTTATGACCATAGAAAACCAAAGAAACGAGAAAAAAAAGTTAAAAAAGTTAAAAAAACAGAAGAACCTATTGTATTTAATAATGATGGAACTGATATTTCAAGTGATAACTTTAACTTTTCCTATTTATCTCAGCAAAAAAATAACAAAATTATAATTAAAATAAACACAGAAACAATATAATAACTACGACGATTTAATGCTTTAATTTCAAATTATAGGATGTTAAATCATTTATATTTTTTCCTTTAATAATAGCCGTTTGGGGAACATAAACTTTTCGCCAAGCGATTTCATTAAAAATAGTTAAATACGGTTCATCAATCAATTTAAATTTATAATTTTTAAAAGCAGGACATAATGGATTTAAAGTAACCGTTTTTAATTCGGTAGAGTTAATTGAATTAAACATAAATAATAATATTAATTATGTTTATATTTTAATAAGTTGTATATAATGATGAACACATACTAGGAAATGGTTCATTGCCATTGCAAGGTGATGATAATAAATTGGGAGAGATGTTATTAGTAACTTGTGCGTAACTACTCATTTCTGATTTGGGAACATTTTTTGCTTGTTGATTATAATTTTGGATTTTATAACCCCCTTTTTCAGCTGGTTTAAAACTATTTAATAGTAAAGTATTATACGTTGAAGGATAATTTAACATATTGCTAAACCCTTCGCGATTCATTTTTATAATTAAAACGGCTAAAATACCAACAATTAATAAAACATATTCAATAACTCTTTTCATATAGTATATATAATTTTCATTTAGATAAAAAAACTGTAAATTAAGTAATAAAAATAATTATTTATGATTACCACTTAAAATAATAATAATATATTATTTTACAAATGTCTGAAAAATACGAAGATTGTGTTATTAAAAGAAATGGTAATAAAGAACCAGTATCATTTGATAAAATATTAAAACGAATTAAAACATTAGGGCAACAAAAAAGCAAATTACATGTTAATTATACTTCATTATGTCAAAAAATTATTGATCAACTTTATGATGATATTACAACTCAAGAAATTGATGAATTAACAGCTCAACAATGTGCTTCATTAGCAACAACTCATCCAGATTATGGTATATTAGCAAGTCGTATTTTGATATCAAATCATCACAAAATGGTTGATGAAAATTATTTAAATGTTGTAGAAAAATTATATAATAATACAGATATTCATAATATAAGGTCACCTATTATTTCAGAAACATTATATAATGTTGTAAAAAACAATCATGAAACAATTCAGTCTTGGTTTGATTATGAACGAGATTATTTATTAGATTATTTTGGATTTAAAACGTTAGAAAGGGCATATTTGCTTAAAATAAATAAAAAAATAGTAGAACGTCCTCAACAAATGTGGATGCGTGTTGCGCTGGGTATTCATTCAGATGACCTTGTAAAAGCAAAGGAAACATACGAGTTGATGAGTAAAAAATATTTTACACATGCTACCCCAACATTATTTAATGCTGGAACTCCTAGACCTCAACTTAGTTCTTGTTATTTAATTGCTATGGAATCAGATAGTATTAAAGGAATTTATAATACATTAGGAGATTGTGCTGCTATAAGTAAATGGGCTGGTGGTATAGGTATGCATATCCATAATGTTAGAGGTTCGGGAAGTCATATTAGAGGAACAAATGGAACAAGCAATGGTATTGTTCCAATGTTAAGAGTATTTAATAATACGGCTCGCTATGTAGATCAAGGAGGTGGAAGACGTAATGGAAGTTTTGCTATTTATTTGGAACCATGGCATCCAGATATAATGGAATACCTTGATATGAAAAAAAATCATGGAGACGAAGAATCGCGAGCAAGAGATTTGTTTTATGCTTTATGGTTAAATGATCTTTTTATGGAACGAGTAAAACAAAATAAAAAATGGACATTAATGTGTCCTGATACATGTAGAGGATTATCCGATGTTTACGGTGATGAATTTAACACTTTATATGAAGAATATGAAAATAAAAATATGGGAATGAAAACAGTTAATGCAAGAGATGTTTGGTTTAAAATATTAGATAGTCAATCTGAAACCGGTGTTCCTTATCTTTTATATAAAGATGCTTGTAATAAAAAATCAAACCAAAAAAATTTAGGTACAATTAAAAGTAGTAATCTTTGTTGTGAAATTATAGAATATAGTGATGATAAAGAAACAGCGGTATGTAATCTGGCTTCTATTGCATTAAGTAAATTTGTAGATAAAGCAAAAATTCCGTTTAATGTAAATAATATTAAGATATATACAAAAAATAATTGTAACTGGTGTTTAATGATGAAAAATGAACTTAAGAAAAACAATATAACTTATACAGAAGAAAAAGTAGAAGTGGATGACTTTGAGTCATTTAAAAAGCAACATGGAGTTGAAACCGTTCCTCAATTATATGATGGCGATGAATTAATAGGTGGGTATACCAAAGTTGCTGAATTATTAAAACCAACGTTTAATTACGATGAATTACATAAAACAACAAAAATAGTTACTAATAATTTAAATAAGGTAATTGATATCAATTTTTATCCAACTACAAAAACAAAAACATCTAATATGAGAAATAGACCAATTGGTATTGGAGTTCAAGGGCTAGCTGATACATTTGCTTTAATGAACATACCTTTTCATAGTGAAGAAGCAACAAAAGTAAATAATTACATTTTTGAAACAATGTATCATGCAGCATTAGAAAAAAGTATGGAAATATCTAAAATAGAAGGACCATATAATTCGTTTAATGGTTCACCAGCTAGTAAAGGTATATTACAATTTGATATGTGGAATGTAAACGTTTCTAATGATAGATATGATTGGGACCAACTTAAACAAAATATAAAAGAACATGGTATTAGAAATTCACTATTATTAGCTCCTATGCCTACCGCTAGTACCAGTCAAATTTTAGGTAATAATGAATGTTTTGAACCATTTACATCTAATATTTATGTAAGAAGAACAATAGCTGGTGAATTTATTATTATTAATAAACATCTTTTAAATGAATTGATAAACATTGGATTATGGAATGAAGAAACAAAACAATTAATGGTAAAATACAATGGTTCTATACAAGAAATTAATAAAATACCACAAGTATTAAAAGATAAATATAAAATAGTATGGGAAATTCCTATGAAGCATATTATTAATATGGCAGCAGATAGAGGTAAATTTATTTGTCAAAGTCAAAGTATGAACTTATGGATGAAAAATCCTACGTATGATAAATTAACTACTATGCATTTTTATAGTTGGTCTAAGGGATTGAAAACAGGTCAATATTATTTAAGAACAAAGGCAAAGGCATCACCACAACAATTTACAGTTGAACCTGATAAGGTAAATTCGAAACAAGAAAACGAAGATTATGAAGAGGAAGATTGTTTAATGTGTGGATCTTAATTTACAAGCAAATAAAAATTATATAATTTAATATTTTTATATAATTTTAAAATTATAAACCACATACTTTATTGTAGTGGGTATTTAACTCTGGATACATCTTGATTATATCAGAATTAAATTCTAATTTATAATAACATCGAAAACATACAAATACATCCACCATTGAATTATGTAAATTATTAGGTTTTGAATTAAATAAATATTCATGTAATTCTATTAATTTTGGACATTTGTATGTTATTTTTTCATTTTCTTTTAACGTTTTTATTATTTGATTTAACTCACCCCTTAGTTTTTTTGTTTCCATCCCGATTGATGGATTGTTTTCAAATGTATTTTTACACTTTTCTAATACTTCTCTGGCGTGAATATATTTATTATATCTTGGTATTTTACATATATCTTTTGATTTATACATCGTACAATACCATTCTTGATGTCCCTTATAAATAAAATCCATCATTTTGTTTCTTATAAATTCAATACGCATCATTCTTTTATCAAATCTAGTATTGTGACATACACAAATATCACTTTGATTTAAATCATTTGCAAATAATCGTAAAATCATCTTAGGGTCCTTGCCTTTTTCTCTTGATATTTGGTTCGTTATACCATGTATGTTAACGGATTCTTCACTTATATCAACACCATCGGGTACTTTTAAAATATTATCACTTACGTTTACTAATATATGTGTTTCAGTATCAAATAATATCCAACTTAATTGAACTACATAAGGATATTTATCAGTATCATATAATGATTCATTATACCCTTTAATAAGACCGGTTGTTTCTGTATCGAAAATTAATACTTTCATATTGTTAATAAAAATAATATTATATTAATTTTATTCAATTTATTACACTATTCTAGAATTCGAATTTGTTTTATACTCATTAAAATTTGTTTTATGGTATCCTACTCTTAATCCCATTTTTTCATTTGAATTTGGTTCAGGTAATCTATATAATACATGATTAATCCAATTTTTAATCATAATAGAATGCGTTAATCTTCTAAACGCGATTTTGTATTTTATTTTATTTAAAATTTCTTTTTCTACATCATTTACTAATGTATTTAATGTAAATGTATAAAATCCTCTATATGAACCAAATCCACTATATTTAATATATTCTTTATCTATTACATCTTCAATTAATTTATTGTATTTTTCTACATCTATTTCTTTAAAGTGTTTGTGTGATTTTACAATTTTAATTACTTCATCAAGTCCAGGTCCAGTCATTTCATACCAAGGGTCCATATATTTTATATAACCATATTGATTTTATATTATTATTAATCAATTTAATTCAAGAACATCCTTAATATTTGAATATTCCTCTACTATTTTATAACTAAAACGATGTTTACTTGTAACTCCATGTTCTTTAATTCCATTCATATGGTCTTTTGTACCATAACCTTTATTTTTTCTCATATTATATCGTTCTTCTAATACGGGATATTTATCACATAGGTTTTCAATGTATAAATCTCGTTCTACCTTTGCTAATATAGAAGCAGCAGCAATAGAAGCATACTTGTCATCCCCCTTTACCACGCATGTATGTGAAATATATTCACCATCACGCTGATATGGTTTAAATTTATTACCATCCATTAAGATGTGTTCTGGAATAACATCTAATTTATCTAATGCTCGATGAGTTCCCCAATAAGTAGCGTGGAATATATTTAATTTATCTATCATTTTTTCATCAACAGCAAATGTGGAATAAGCAATTGCATTTTCTTTTACATAATCATATGCCAATAACCTTTTTCTATGCGATGTTAATTTTTTACTATCTACAATATACTCATTTAAATATTCCTCTTCCTGAGGAAATATAACTGCTGCCGTATAGACAGCACCAAATAACGGACCTCTTCCTGCTTCATCTATACCAACTTCTAACCTATCTTTTTCCAAATAACTTAACATATAATATATAGAATATTTTCATATATTATATTTAATATCAATTTATACCTTTTTTTTACCTTTTTTTCTTTTTGTTTTATTTTTTTTACAAATATTTTTTGTTTTACCCAACTTATATTTCTTATCCATATATTTCATATCTCGGGTTAATATTTCACATTCTTTTATTTTTTTGTATTTCCGATAGATACGCAAAATATTAAAGCGACCTTTCTTAGCAATTGCAGCTTTTCTAGTATTTTTTCCTGTTTTTTTTCTCTCCATTTTAACACCTTCATCAATAGCTAAACGTCTTTTTTTAGTTGAATATTTTAATTTATATCTATGTTTACGGTTTTTATAATTAATTTTTCTTAGTTTAGGCAATAACACTCTTGATTTTTTTGTTTTAACCATATATAAATTGTAAAGATATATATTTTTTTTCATACTATAATTTATATATGAAAAAGTTTTTACCTTTAATTATTGTAATATTAATAGCTATTATATTTTCTATTTTAGCACTTTATACATCTAATATTCTTACAAGTGGTTTAAAGGTAGTAGAAGGTAATACTGGTGGAACACCAGTAGACTGTGAATTCACGTGGAGTGAATGGAGTACTTGTAATAATTCTAAACGAACAAGATCAACTACTATTACAAGACATCCACAAAATGGAGGTGAGGCTTGTCCTACATCACCCCAAGAACAAGATTGTGCTACATCATCCGGAACCATAAATAGTGCTACTGAATGTAAGCAACCAGATAATTTAACCGGATATGAATTTGATTCGGAAAATAGAGTAAAAACAACATTTGAGATTGGCGGATTAAAATGTGCTAAAGACTATTATGGTAATCCTACATCTGAAGCATGTGCTTCAACCGGAACACCATATAGTTTAAAAGGATGTCATCGAATTGTTATAGAAGCCACAAACGCCGATACTCGTATTTTAGCAGTCAATTTTTCAAAACCAATAACTGTTATAGGAAGCCCTGGTGATCTTAAAAATAACTTTAAATATATGGTAGTATCTATCGATGACGATTTTAAAAAGGTTTCAGACGCGTTTATTATTAGTAATAATCAAATCAAGCTAAAAATAGACAAAGATATAGCAAAAGACCAAACTGTTCTTATCAAATATCAACAAAATAAGGAAGCAAGTAAAGGAGGAGCGGAATTACAAATAGATGATTCAAAATTAAATACGATAGATCAAATTTCCGTAGTTAATAATATTATTGATAATATACCGCCAAAATTAAAGTTAATTGTAGTTGAGCATAAAAATCCAAATAAACTTAAATTAGTATTTAATGAAACATTACAAGTAAATGATTCGTTGGATATTAATGACTTTGAAATTTCAATTAATAATCAAGCAGAAAGAAAACCAAATAAAGCTACTATTGAAAGTAATACATTAATTCTGGATTTAAGAGGAAATGTTTCTATGAATGATTCCGTATCATTTAAATACACAAAAAATACAGCAGCAGAAAAACAAATTAAAGATATAAACAATAATTCTCTTTTAAACATAGTTAATGTAACGGCTATTAATAATGTTGGGTATCCTCATAGAGATAGTTCTGATACTACTAATACACCTAGTTCTATTACTGGAACATCTGAAACAATGAACCAATTATATGACCGTATTTATGGACGTTCCAATTATGGACCAGATGAAGAATCATACTATAACGAACAATATATTAAAAGTATAGGAGCCCATAATCCATTTACTTATTTAAATGATAAAAGTAATGTTAAATGTAGAGTAGACCCTTTGAATAAATCTAGAGCTATTTGTGATTTAGGAAGAAATGTGCCAATTCAACAATATAACTTAGATGAATTAGAGGATAATAGAGGAAATGAAAAAGATAAATATATTTTAAAAACTAAAATCGTACCAGCAGTAAATCCAAGATGTCCAACATGTTTAGACGAAGATGATTTTAAATCTGAAATAAAAAAAGATAAAAATAATGATAATCCATTAGCTTTAAATGACTCTATTAAAAAATTATTAAATATACAAGACAATCTATCATTGGATAAATTTATTAAATCAATAAAGAAAAACCCTAATTTGAAAATAAATAAAAACTTAGAGAAAAACTTACCAAACATTAATATGCCACAATTAAATACAAACACACTATCTACTATTCAAGATTATTCTAATTTTAATGCTCCACAATTAAAAACACAATATAGTAATATAATAGATAACTTCACAAATAATACTAATAAATCTAATACTACTAATAAATCTAATACTACTAATAAATCTAATACTACTAATAAATCTAATACAAATAAAGATGTAAAAAAAGCAAATGTAGTAAATGTTGATCCTAGATTTTTAAATGAAAATAAACCAACACAATTAGTTGACGAAATTAACAATATTAAAAATATAAATCCTTCTAATGGATTCATACCAAGATTAACCAGTTTTGCTGCTTTTTAATTTTATATAAAATTAATAATAATACATTAATTAATTTTATAATTCAACTCTTTTTTTTATACATGCTTTATCCATTTGAAATGTTTTTTCTTTTGCTTCTTTTGGAACAATTTTAATTACGCATTTTGCTTTATGTCCATATAAAGGGGTCTCACAACCTTTTTCTTTTTTGTTTTTAATTTTTTTAAGTTCGGCTACTATTTTATCAACAGATGTTTCACTACATCTGGCTCTAAAATGCTCGTATCTTTCTCTAACATCTTGATAGCTTAATCCTGACTTTTTTTTTAACATAGTATTAATATGTTCATGTAAATCATACATCCATTTAGAAAAATTATCTCTATTTTTCAAAACGGTTTCCGTTAACGGAACTGCTCTTAAATTTTTACGCAAATTCATTCTACAATACTTACAAGGCAATACATACTTTAAGGATAGTATAAATTGTTTATAATACTTTTTTTGAGCAATTGTTGGATTTATAGGATAATTAAAAGACATTGTATGTAGATAATGCCATAAACTAGGACCCCATACTGATGTTAACATACCATCCGTACTCTTAAAATCTTTTTTACTATATGTTTTTTTTCTTGTTTTATTATTACTATTTTTCTTATTTCTTTTCGTCTTATTTACCATTAATATATAAATATATTATATTTTACAACAAATTATTTAACATAATTCGTCTGACCTTTTAAATAATATACCAAACTTTTTGAAAAACGTTTTTTTTTAGTTAAATTGACGTTGTATTTACTTTTCCATATTTTTTTATAATATTCATTTGTTGTTATATTTTCATTTAAATCAATAATTGAAATCTCATTTTTAGAATTAATTTGATTTAGAATTATCATTAGTGTAATATAATTTTTATCTTTAAATTCGTTAAATAACTACTCAAAAAAAATATGATTATTTGTATATGGAACGAGTTAAAAATATATTTAATAATGTATCAAAAAAGCACGTTATATTATGGGGTGGATTACTAGTTGTTTTTATATTAGCCGCTATATTTGTTTATGTAAATTATATACAACCTCAACTTGTAGAAAAAGAGTATGAAGAAAATTATGAATTCGATGAGACGATTAAAAATAAAAATAGTGGTATTGGTATTGATACAATAACTAAAAAAGTTGATTTATATTTATTTTGGGCTTGTTGGTGTCCCAATTCTAATAAAGAAGGTGCAACTGGAACGCGTCTTCATGGTGTTTGGGATAAAATAGAAGATGATTATAAAAATGGTAAGTGGGGGACAAAAAATTTTAAAATAAACTTTAAGAAAATAGAAGAAAACGATGCTGATTTTACGACAAGTGAACAAATAGTTAAAAATGGTAGTGGTATTGAAGGATTTCCATCTATCTTTTTACGTTTTAAAGATAAAGATGGAGTATTTACTGTATACGAATTTGATGCTTCACCAACAGAAGAAAATATTAAAGAATTTATAAAAACAGTTTTAAAAATATAAATATATTAATCATCTTTCGATTGTAAATTATCAATAAATAAATTACCT